ACACCCACACCCACTAATTCCGTACCTAACGGTACGGACGCTGGCGCGTCTCGACCGCCTCCCGAACTGATCCTTGTCATCAAGCCTTTGCCGCTGTCGATGGTCGAGCCAATCGACGGCGATTGGGCGCAAACGCTGTTCCGCCCAGGGCTCGAATGGCTGGCGAATCGCACCGGCAAGCCGCCGAACGCCTTGCGGTCAGTCCTCGGCAAATGGCTGCAAGCCTGCGAGCAAAACCACGAGCGGGTATTCCGCCTGCTGATCGAAGCCGAACGTCAGGAAATAGCGGACCCGATTGGCTGGATCACCAAGGGATTTGAGGCTCGGAGCGCACATGGAAAACCCCGGAAAGTCGATGCAGCTCTCGCCGGTCTTGCAGCAGCCGAGTTCGGTTGACCGCAAGCTCTCGCCGTACCGCGCCGCGCTGGTGTCGGTGGACCCTGCTCTGACGCCCGCAAGCCCGGATCAGTTGCGCGCGATCCTTGGCCGGTTGCGCCTCCACTACGGGATGCCGGACCTCACGCCGCAGCAATACACCCTGTTCTGGCAGGACTATGCCGACGACCTCGCGCACGTTCCCGCCGATGTGCTGGAACAGGCCGCAATCGGTTGGCGGCGCAAGGTTCCGGCCGAGAAGTACTTTCCGAAGCCTGCTGACCTGCTGACCATCATCCGCAGCCAACGGGTATTCGAGGAGCGCACCCGCCGCGCCCGCGACAAGTGGGAAGCCCAGCGCCGCACGGACGACTACGAACCCACCCCTGAGGACAAGGCCGCCGCCGCCAAGCTGATGGCTGGCCTTCGCGAGAGGATGGTGGCAATGCAACCCATGCCGCGCGCCGGGCTCCGCGTTCCTGACCGCATGGACGAGCCGACCCAATCGGCCAAGCCCACCGAGTGGGAAATCCGCGACTTCGAGGCCCGCAAGCAGGCTGTCATCGAAGAGGCCCGCGCTGCCGGGATGATCGAATGACCCGCGCCGAGATCATCGCTGGCCGCCTGCTGATGGGCCTCGTTGTCCTGGTAGGCGTGCAAATCGTTTTCACCTGTTTCCCGTGAGCTGCATGAACCTGGGGGTATCAATGAGGGCGCAACGGAAGCGAAAGCGAGCGCCAAAGCCGCCGGACCTCGGCACGCCGGAACAACTGGCGCGGCGGTTCGCCTTGGTCGGAGACGCCAACCCGCAGCTTGCCAGCTACCCGCTGGGGGTTTTCCTGGCGCGCAAGATCATCAGTCAGGACGAACACAACGCCGGGATGCGTTATGCCGGGCTCGCCAAGGAAATCCTCCACCTAGGCCCCAAAGGCCCCACGTCAGGGGTTGAACCGAACACCGAGCAGGTAGCCCGCATGATGGCCGAGTGGCGGGCCCTATGTACCTTCCTGCTGGCCGCTGGCCGTGACGTGAAGGGCGCAACCGATGACGCCTGCGTGTACGAGCGCGGCGCGGATGCAACCCTCCTGCGGATCGGGCTGGCGACCTTGCAGAAGGCGTTCTACGGACGGCGGATGCACTAGTGAGACAAGCGAGATCGAAATTTGTCTCGCTTGTATTTGTTGACGGGCGCACCCCGCCAGAGCGTACCGCAGCTCGCCGCGCCACGCGCCAAACGGACTAAACGGACGGTGCCAAGAATTTGTCCGTTTGACGCGCCCGCGCTAAGGGGGACAAACGAGATCGAAATTTGTCTCCCTTAGGCCGTTGATACCCCTTCCGCGGTATGCCATAGTGACACTGCAATACGATCCCCTATTACGCCCGCGCCCTAACAGGCCGGGCGTTTTTTCGTTTCGGGACGTGGACTTACAAGTTGGGACTCAATGCCATTCAAGAAGGGCCAATCGGGCAACCCTGCCGGGCCTAAGGCTGGCTACCGCCAAACGCTGACCAACGCCTTCCTCAAGGATATGGAAGCTGATTGGCGGCAGCACGGCGCGGATGCCATTCGCGCATCCCGTGAGAATGACCCGACCGGGTTCCTCCGGGTAGTGGCCGCCCTGGTGCCCAAGCAGATAGAAGCGGAAGTAAAGCATAGCTTTGCCGACTACCTCAGAGCCCTCGACCAGCCCGACGCTACAGCGTTGGCGGACGACCCCGCTGGACTTCGTGAAGGAAGCGTTGCGGGGCACGCCTGAGCCCTGGCAGGCCGAGGCGCTAACGGCGTGGGCGACCAAGCCCCGCATGACGATCAGATCGGGCCACGGCGTCGGCAAATCGACGTTGCTGGCCTGGCTAGTGCTGCACAACCAATGCACACACCTGGAAGCTAAGACGGGCACCACGGCCCCGTCCGAACACCAGCTTGAGGACATTCTCTGGTCTGAGATTGGGACGTGGTTCAAGCGGATGGACCCCGCCGTCCAGGAATCATTCCGCCTGACGCACCTGCGCTTGGAGTTGCGCGGGCATGAGGGCGTGAACTTCGCCGCGGGCCGTGTATCACGCCCGGAGACGCCGGAAGCCTTCGCGGGCTACCACAGCCCGAACATGCTTCTGGTTGGTGACGAAGCCTCGGGCATTGCGGAGCCAATCTTTGAGGTTGGCTTGGGCGCTATGTCCACGCCAAACGCCCGCATGGCCCTAGCGTCAAACCCGACGCGGCCTAACGGGTTCTTTTTCGAGACGCACCACAAGCTGCGGACCCGCTGGCATACCGTCCGGGTCAATTCGGAAGATGTGCCCCGCGCTCGGGGCCACATCGAGGATGTGATCGCGGTCTATGGCCGCGAATCGAACGCCTACCGCGTTCGTGTGCTGGGCGAGTTTCCGACCTCGGAAGATGATTCCGTGATCCCGCTGCACCTGTGCGAGGCGGCTATTTCCCGTGAGGTTGAGCCGTCCGAAGCGTTCCGGGTGGTTTGGGGCGTAGACGTGGCGCGGTTCGGCAGTGACCGGACGGCACTCGCCAAGCGGCGCGGCAATGTCATGCTAGAGCCCATCAAATCGTGGCGCGGCAAAGACACGATGCAGACCGCTGGCCTGCTCGTGGACGAATGGAACAACACCTACAAAGACGAGCGGCCCTCCGAGATCATCGTTGATGTGATCGGCATGGGCGCTGGCGTGGTGGATCGGCTTTCGGAGTTGGGCCTGCCGGTGCGCGGGCTGAACGTCGCGGAAGCGGCGGCGAACGGCGAACGCTACATGCGCCTGCGCGACGAGCTTTGGTTCAAGGCGCGGGAGTGGCTGGCATCCCTGGAATGCAAAATCCCGCGCGACGACGCGCTGATTGCGGAGTTGGTTGCGCCTAAGTACGCAATTTCCTCCAGCGGGAAGGTGCAGGTTGAGCGCAAGGAAGACCTCAAGCGGCGCGGTCTTCCGTCGCCGGACCTCGCGGATGCGTTCATCCACACGTTTGCCGGCGGCCTCGACCGCATCGAAGACCGCTTTACCGACCGCTACCGCCCCAAGCGTGCCCGCCGAACCTCGGCGTGGGCGGCTTGAGTTGCTGGCGGAAGATTTGACGAACGAGTGCCTTGAGTATTGTTTTCACGACAACTTCGATGACGGAGAGGGTTTGTAACTAGATGCTCTCCGACGAAGACCTGCTCGACCTCATCAAGGAATGCCACAAGCGGGCCGAGAACCACTCGTCCGAATGGCGTGAGCAGGCCAAGGGAGACTTTGGCTTCGTGGCGGGCCAGCAGTGGTCCGACGAGGACATTGCCGCCCTGAAAGAGCAGATGCGCCCGGCCATCGTGTTCAACCGCGTTGGCCCGGTGATCGACGCTGTTTCCGGTGCGGAAGTCACCAATCGCCAGGAAGTGCGTTACATCCCGCGCGAAGAGGGTGACGCGGGCGTGAACGAGGTTCTGACCGGCGCTGCCGTGTGGGTGCGCGACCAGTGCGATGCGGAGGACGAAGAGTCCGATGCGTTCCTGGACACGATCATCTGCGGCATGGGCTGGACTGAAACCCACTTGGAGTTTGACGAGGACCCGGACGGCCGCATCTACATCGACCGCACCGACCCGCTGGAAATGTTCTGGGACCCGACCGGCAAGAAGCGCAACGTTTCCGACGCCCGTTGGGTGCAGCGCATAAAGCGGTTCTCACGCAAAGAGATTGAAGCACGCTGGCCCGACAAGGCTGAGGAAGTATCCTCGCCCGCCGATTGGGATGGCGACGAGGACGATGACACGTCCATCGTTGACGTGACCCCGCCGCGCTACCGCAACAACCAGACCGGCTCAGACAAGTCGGGCAAGAAGATCACCGTTATCGAGCACCAGTGGTACGAGCTGGACACGCTCTATCGCGTTGCCGATCCGGATTCGGGCAAGATCATCGACTTCCCGGCCAAGCGGTTTGAGAAGGTGCAGCCCACCCTCGACGCGATGGGCGTGCAGTACGTAAAGGCCAAGACGCGCCGGTATTACCGCGCCTTTGCTGCGGGCAACGTCATTCTTGAGAGTGGTGACGGCCCCTGCGGGCACGGCTTTACCTACAAGTGCATCACGGCGAAGCGCAACCGCAACTCCAACACTTGGTATGGCTTGGTACAGGCCATGCGTGACCCGCAGATGTGGGCCAACAAGTGGTTGAGCCAAACCCTGCACATCGTGAACAGCAACGCCAAGGGCGGCCTGCTTGCCGAGCGCGATGCGTTCTCGGACCCGCGCAAGGCTGAGGACGAATGGGCGCAGCCGGATTCGATCACGATGCTGAACCCCGGCGGCCTGGCGAAGGTCCGCGAGAAGACCGTCTCCCAGCTTCCGGCTGGCACCGCGCAGTTGATGGAATACGCCGTGAAGGCGATCCCGGACGTGACGGGCGTCAACCTGGAAGTTCTGGGCCTTGCCGACCGTCAACAGGCGGGCGTGTTGGAGTACCAGCGCAAGCAAGCGGGCCTCACGATCCTCGCCACGCTGTTCGACGCCTTGCGCCGCTATCGCAAGGAACAGGGCCGCGTCCTGTTGCACTTCATTCAGGAATACCTGTCTGACGGGCGTCTGATCCGCATTGTCGGGCAGCAGGGGCAGAAGTTCATCCCGCTTGTGAAACAGCCGGGCACGGTTACGTATGACGTGATCGTTGACGACGCGCCGACCTCGCCCAATCAGAAAGAGCGCGTGTTCCAAATCCTGGCACAGTTGTTGCCCATGTTGAGCAAGATGGGCGTCATGCCGCCGGTTGAAGTCCTCGACTTCGCGCCGCTGCCGACGACGCTCATTGAAGCGTGGAAAAAGCAGATCAACGCCAAGGCGGGGCCTGACCCGCAGCAGCAGCAGATGGCGATGGCCGAGCTGCGCAAGCTGATGGCACAGGCGAACCTGGACGAAGCCAAGACGCAGGAAATCTTCCTCCGCTTGGGCCTGGATACGAAGCAACTCGACTTGCAGACCGACCAAGCGGCGCTTCAAGGCGCGATGCAGTTGGCCCAACCGCAGCAGATGATGGGGGCGGCGTAAATGGCGGACAGGCGGTGCGATAGCTGCTGCTTTTTCCAACCCTCCCCGGACTACAACGTCGCCCATGCTGTGATTGGCTTGTGCCGAAAGAACGCGCCATTGACCGATTATGGTTGGCCCGAAGTGGCGGGTGACGATTGGTGCGGGCAATACGTTGACGACGCGCACTTTGAGGCGACCAGCGTATGAGTGTTGTCCTGTTCCCCGGCACGCTTCATATTCCCGATAAGCACCCTCCAAGCCTAACGGGCGCGGCTGCGGAGCGGATGATAGCGCGGCTGTTGGTTGGGGACGCGCGCCCAACCCTGTGGCACGTCCACGAGTTTGAGGACGAACGCCATCAGCATATCGTTAGCGCAATCCGCGATCTGGGCAGCAAAGGGGCGGCGGTTTCCCCAATGTCCGTTGCTCGCGTTCTAGACGCGCGGGGCGTGCTGGATGAATCTGGCGGGCCGACCTACCTCATCAAAATTTTACAGAGCCTGCCGCTGTCGATGGGGGCCGCCTAAATGGAAATGCCGTATCTCGGCGCTCAGTACCGCCCGCGCATGTTCGCTCAAGGCGGCGTCCCCTTGGCGCAGCCGCAGATGTTCGTCGGTGTCCCGCAGCAGGGCGGCATGTTCGCCCCTCCTAGCGCGGGAATGGGCGGCGGCGGCGCTGGTGGCGGCGGCGGAATGATGGGCGGCGGCGGCGCTGGCGGGGGCTCGCCTAACATGTCCCCACAACCCTTTGGGGGCGGCTGGGACGCCACGGAAGATCAAGGCCCGTCCATGGGCGAATACACCCCGCCCCGCATTCAGGACGTGATGAATGTTCCGGGCTGGATGTACGGCGCTCCGAAGGCTCCGACCTTGCAGCAGCAGCTACGGGCCAGCGATGCGATTGCAAAGGGCATTGCGGGATGGTCGCCTAACGAATCTTCGGGCTACGCGACGACCGAGAACACGCAGACCGCGCCTGAAACCAATCCGGGCGGGCCTGGTGCGCGCGTGGCTGGCAATTCAATGATCGCCCCGGCCCCCCGTTCTGCCATCAACCCGACTGCGGCTGGCAGTGGCGGGATGCTCGACCGCATTGGCGGAATGCTGAACACGCTCGGATCATTCACCCCGACCGGCATGGCGGCGTCGATGTTGGGCAAGCCGCTTGCGGGCTTCGCGCCGTTCCAATCCTCGCCGGTCACGACCTCCGATGTCACGAACAGCGGATGGTCGCTCTACGAAGACCCGAACACGTTCAAAACGAACAACACGCAAACTGCGCCGCAGAGCCCGTATCCCAGCGTGGATGTCGAACAGCAGATGATCGAGTCTGATCCTGCCTACCAGGAATGGTTAGCCAACGGCGGCGACCAGTCCATCACATCCGACCCTGTTTATGAGGAATGGCTGGCAAGCCAACTCGATCAGGGCGGCTGGTAACTTTCTGAGCCGCAGCGGTTCTGCGGCAACAAACCCACGAGGACATTTTGGCAGGTGAGAACGAAGCGGTAGCTGACGAGGCTGCTGACAATGACGCATTGCCCGAGGCGGATGAGGGCGATTCCGGTCTGCCGACCGTAGACGCAGACGACGAAGGCGACGACGCGCCGAAGCGGCCTGAGAAGGCTGAGAAGGCCGACAAGGGCAAGGATCAACCCAAGCCCAAGATGGTTGACCATCGGGCATTGGTGGAAGCCCGCAACCTGTTGAAGCGCGAGCGCGATGAGCGCCAGCGCGAACGCGAACGCATGGAGCAGCGTTGGGCGCAGATCATCGAGCGCACCACGCCCAAGCAGCCGGAACCGCCGCAGCCGAACTTTGATCAGGACCCGGCAGCGTGGCTCCGGCATCAGACCGAGAACACCGGCAAGACGGTCAACGACCTGGCCGAGTGGCGCAGGCAGCAAGAGGCGCAGCGCCAACAGGCCGAGCAGGACCAGCATCTTCAATACGCGGTCGGCACGGCAGAGCAGGAATTCGCGGCCGAACAGCCGGACTACGGCGATGCGCTGGAATTTGCGCGCACGTCGCGCATGAACTTCTTTCGTGCGGCGGGATACGCCCCGGCGGAAGCGGCACAGATCGTCATGCAGGAAACCAAGATTCTCGCCCAGCGTGCGTTGCAGGCGGGTGAGAACCCGGCGCGGCGCATCTACGAGATCGCCAAGACGTTCGGGTACGCCCAAAAGCAGCAGGGCGGCGAAACCAAGATTGAGCAACTCCGCAAGGGTCAGCGGGCAGCGAGCCCGATGAGCGGCGGCGGCGCGGAGGATGAAAACCTTCCTTCGTTGGCCGCGCTGGCGGATATGGAAGACTCCGAGTTCGACAAGCTCTGGGGTCGCATGAAAAAGGCCGGGAAGCTCGGTTGATCGCGTTCTTTATCGCGCTCTGCGGAGTGTTCCTGTTCATTGTTGGCTTAGTAACGCTTATCCGCGGCGAGTAATCGCCCTTCGGCCGTCCGTCCGTTATCGGGCAACACCTAAAAGCCGTTCACACCCGCGTCAGTGGTGCCAAGCGCCGTTCGCAGCGTCACGCGGACAATCCGCTTTTCACTTTCAACCCAACTGACACGAGGAAAACATGGCAACCACTGCGTATGGTGTAAACCATCCGCTCGCGGTGAAGCTGTGGGCGAAGAAGCTCTATCAGGAAGCCCTGAAAGAGACTTACGCCCAGCGGTTCATTGGCACGTCCAAGAACAGCCTCATCTACGAGCGCGACGAAACGAGCAAGTCGGCCGGTGACAAGGTCACCGTCGGCCTGCGAATGCAGCTTACCGGCGCGGGTATCGAGGGTGACTCCACCCTTGAGGGTCAGGAAGAGTCCCTGACCACCTACGACGATTCGCTGTTGATCAATCAGCTTCGCCACGCCGTTCGCTCAGATGGCAAGATGAGCGAGCAGCGCGTGCCGTTCTCGGTGCGCGAAGAGGCGATGGACGGCCTCAAGGACTGGTGGGCCGACCGCATCGACACGGCGTTTATCCATTGAAGGACGCCTCGCCGCGTAAGCGGTGATAAAGCAACTGTGTGAATTGCTGGAACCTCCGCTGAAAGGCGGACAATCAGCAGCCGAGCCTTGGATAATTGGTTGAAGATTTGATATCTTCAACCACATGAGGAAGTGCAAAGCGTGCGGGGCCAACAAGCCCCTTCAAGCGTTCCCGGAGTATTTGCCGGGCCGCCGCGGACGCGCGCTAAATTCCGGCATTTGTCCTCACAAGGAAGGTTCAACGACTATCCCGCAAGGGAGTACGCCGTAAGCGATTGACGGCGGAAGTTCACAGCCCCCAATGAAGGTTGGGGTGAA